GTTGAATCTCAAAAATTGTCTGAAACCCCGCCATTACGACCTCCCACGACCGATTGCCAACGATTTGTTGGCGTATTGATTTGCCGCCCAAATTGCGTTGGGGCTGTTCATCAACCGTTCCTCGAAACTCTTTGTGTCGATTGCGTTGATGTTTACGTTTGTTACGCTGTTACCGCCACCCATAGAACCCGCCAATGTGTGGTTAGGAATGATTGAGCCGGAATGGTTTGGGACGAACAACTCAGGCCCTTTTTCTCCCACGATGTACGGCGTGTTGCTAGAAACATCGCCTCCTGATGCCCGCCCTTTGAGGCCGTAGCTTGAGCCGCTAGGCAGGGAATAATCCGCGCCAATCATTGAGCCGCCAGAGCCAAAAGAAAAAATGGTCAGCACGTTGATTGCTTACGGCATTATGGAATTAGGTATGTCATACGCTGTTGCGGCGTTTTCAGCCAATTTCGTTGTTTCCTATGCCCTATCGTTTGTAGTGAACCGTGTGTTCGGTAGCGAACCCCCAACACAAACTGACAACGGTGTTAGGCAACAAATTCCTCCAAGCACTACCAATGGCATACCAATGGTGTACGGCGATGCGTACTTGGGCGGCACGTTTGTAGATGCGGTCCTGACAGAGGACCAAAAACAGATGTATTACGTTTTGGTTGTCAGCAGTCTGAGCGAAGACGCAACAAGCACATTCACTTTCAACACAAGTGATATGTACTATGGTGACAGGAAAATTACGTTTGACTCTACAGACCTGACAAAGGTCACAATCCTGACTGACGAGGCCGGCAATCCTGATACAACTATCAGCGGAAACTTGTACATCAATCTGTACAAATCAAATTCAGCAGGGGTGATTACACCGGTCAACTCGTCCGTACAGCCTACAACCCTAATGGGTGGCTCTGACATTGCTGTTGCTCAACGTTGGGTGTCTACGACTGGCTCACCAAGGAACATGAATGGCTTGGCCTTTGCCATTGTGAAACTCACATACAGCAGAGAAGCGCAGACAACAAGCCTTCAGCCAATCACGTTCTACGTCAGCCAATACCTCAAAGGATATGACCGCGCACGTCCTGGTGACGTTTGGTACGACTACATGACCAACCCGTACTATGGCGGGGCAATCGATACTTCATACGTTGACACAACAACAAGAGATGCTCTCAACACGTATTCTGATGAGTTGATTACATTTACAAACAGTAGCGGAAGCCCTGCTACACAACGCCGATACAGAATCAATGGCGTGTTGAACTCTGGTGAAACAGTGTTGAATAACGTAGACAAGATTCTGATGGCCTCGGACAGTTGGATGGCTTATCAGGCCGTGTCAGGCAAATGGTCAATCATTATCAACAAGGCTGAGTCAACGTCTTATGCGTTTAATGACAACAACATCGTTGGCGACATTCGTGTTAGCGCGACAGACATTACAAGTTCAATCAATCAGATTGAGGCTAAATTTCCGTTCAAAGGCAACCGGGATCAGCCTGACTACGTTGTCATAAAGACTCCTACAGGTTTGTTGTATCCCAATGAACCTGTCAACAAGTACAGCATCTCGTTTGACCTTGTGAACGATTCTGTACAGACGCATTACCTTGCTAACAGGATTCTTGAACAGGCCCGTGAAGACTTGATTGTTTCCTTCAACACAACGTTTTACGGCATTCAGGTCGATGCGGGTAACGTCATTTCTGTCACAAACACGGATTACGGTTGGACAAATAAACTTTTCCGGGTAATGAAAGTGAATGAGGTTGCTCTAGCAGACGGCAACCTTGGCGCACGATTGGAGTTGAACGAATACAACTCACAAGTTTATGACGATCAAGACATTACGCAATTTGCCCCTGCACCGAACAGCGGGTTGGCATCTCCGGGCTATTTTTCGCCACTGTCTGCACCTACCGTCACGGGCTATCCAACCGTTGCCGTTCCGCATTTCGATGTTCAAGTTTTCATCCCGACAACTGGTCGTGTAATTTGGAGCAATCTGTATTACACAACATCACCAACACCTAGCGCATCGGATTGGAAACTCTTGGGAAGCGCAGACAGCGCAAATTCTCAACCTGTCGCAAACAGCACTTACTACACGTTTGCAAACCAAGTGTTAGGCGCGGGAACATATTATTTTGCTTACAACGTTGGCAACGACATTAGCCAATCATCATTGAGTGTAAAAAGCGCGGCCTTTGTTTGGACTCCTGTTGCTGGAACAGGTCCTACGGGTCCAACCGGCGCGGCTATCACGGGGCCAACAGGAGCAACGGGTTCTTTAGGTCCAACAGGTCCAACAGGAACGGGCACAACTGGTCCAACAGGTCAAGCGGGTCTACAAGTGGCAAGACCGGCTGTTTACCAGTGGGGATTGTCAACGCCGTCTATCTCAGGTTCGTCCACATACACTTGGGCAACGGCCTCCTACACGGCTCCAAGCGGATGGTCAACGACAATTACAGCGGCCCCAAGCGCAGGGTTTATCCTGTACACGGCTACTGCGACTGTTACAGACGTAGCAACAGCAACAAGTACGGCTTTCAGTTGGACAACAGCAAGCATTGTGGTGTCAGGTTATGCCGGGACAAACGGGGCAACCGGGCCTACAGGCGGGGCGGGCGCGACTGGTCCTACGGGCGGCTCGGGTGCTTCTGCACGCATTATGTATGCGCGTATTGCAAGCAATCCGGTCCCAGTTTCCGGGACAGTAACTGTCAGTGGTGATAACAGGCCAACAGGTGCGCAGGGTAGTGCTGTATGGGGTGCTTCGTTCAATGTGACTTGGTACGCCAATGACCCTGATCCTTCAAGCAACAACTCGTTGTATCAGGCTGATGGTATCTACAACGGCTCAAGCACGTCTTGGTCTACGCCATACATCTCTGCCCTCAAAGTCGGTGCGCTTTCAGCGGTATCCACGAACACTGGAAGTTTGACTGTTAGCGGTACATTGCAGTCCAACACAGCGGCTATCAGCGGAACAACAATGACCGGCTCGGGCGGCGTGTTGTACGCATCAGGTAATTTTGCTTTTGGAAACAGCACAACAAACATTGCTTTCAACGGCTCTCAAATGACGCTGAATGGTAATGTTGTCGCCACAACAAATATCAATTCCAATGCTGTAACGAACTCTAACAGCGCGTACACAGGCGGTGGAATCAGTATTTCAAAAGATGCCGCTGTTGAAACGACAGTTCAATCTGTTGTGTTGACTTGTAGTGGTGAACGAGTTTATTTTGCATCGTCCGGAAGAATTGAATTGGGGTACAACACGGTGGATAACACTTATGAAGATGTTGTTGCTGTGTTGTACATCGAATCACTTGCGCTTGATTACGCTTGGAACAGCATGAACTTTTCTTACAGCGGGATTCCGGCTCCCGGCACATACACGTTTAGTATCAAAGTACACGTTGCTTCTACCTACACATCCGGCTCGAACGGAATTGCCTCAAGCCGGTCTGTATTTGTAATGGAGACAAAACGATGAAATACACAATTTACAACACGACAACCGGTGAAATTCTGCGTGTCGTAATTTGTAATGACCCTGAGGAACAACTCTTTGATGGTGAGTCGTACATTGAGGGCGGTTATTCAGACATTGAATACCAAATTCTTAATGGCGAGGCTGTTACAAAACCAACAGAAGCGTTTGACGCTGAAGCGGCGGCTGTTTCTATTCGCATTAAACGCAACAAACTTTTACTCGCAAGCGACTACACACAGTTGCCTGACAGTAAAGTCAACAAAGATGTGTGGGCCTCATACAGGGAAGAATTACGGAACCTTACAGAACAATCGGGTTTTCCTCAAAATGTTATTTGGCCTGTTGTCCCAAATTAAAGTTTGTGGCTAAAATCAATACAAGACATTACAGCAATGACCCGCGAGGATGCGGCTTTCCAACTGAGTACAGGGAATTGTCATGGCAATTTTCAATAAGAACACCCTGACACAAGTCAGCGGTTTCAACAATCAAATTTTTGCGGGCGAGTTGGTTTGGAACCAATCGACCTTTTGGAATGTTGTCTTTACAAATCAGACAACAAAACTGCCGATTGACCTGACAGGCGCGACTATTGACGCACAGATCATTCGCCGGAACCTCTCCAACGTCAAAGACAGCCGGTATGGACTGACGTTCGACATCTCGGACATTTCCCCTGCACCGGACCCAATTCCTCTAACAATCACCAACATAACTCCTGCGCAAGGCTATTTCACTCTTGTGTTGGATAGTAATGCTTGGGACCTCATCAATTCAGACCCTGAGTTGAAGATCAATGCTGTTGACCCTGTGGGATTCAGCGGTCGCATCAAAATAACACAACCCGCTTCAGGCTCAACACCGGAAAATGACCTTGTCATGTTTTTGTTGTTCATCGTCCGCTCTGACGGCATCATCGTGGAGTAAACATGACTGATATCACTGTACAAGTTGCACCCGCAACATCGCTCAATGTTCAAATGGACGTTGGTATTATTGGCCCAACAGGTCCCCAAGGTCCTTCAGGCGGCCCAACCGGTCCTACTGGCCCAACTGGCGCGACCGGTCAAGGCGTTGCCATTAAAGGTTCTGTTGCTACTGTTGGCGACTTACCTTCCACTGGTAATGTGGTCGGTGATTCATACATCGTACTGTCCGATGGTGACTTGTATGTTTGGTCGGGTACGGTTTGGAACAATGCCGGTCCTATCGTAGGCCCATCAGGTCCTACCGGCTCTACAGGCCCAACCGGTCCTACAGGCGCGGCAAGCACTGTAGCCGGTCCTACAGGCGCGACAGGACCAACTGGCTCACAAGGAACACAAGGCAATCTTGGCCCCACAGGTTCACAAGGCGTTCAAGGCATACAGGGTGTCCAGGGAAATCCCGGACCAACTGGCCCAACTGGTTCAGTTGGTTCTACCGGCGCGACCGGTCCCACCGGCTCAACCGGGATTCAAGGCATCACCGGGCCAACGGGACCCACCGGAGCGGCCTCGAATGTTGCTGGCCCAACCGGACCTACAGGCTCAACCGGAGAAACCGGCTCCGTTGGTCCTACGGGTTCGCAAGGCATCCAAGGAAATGTCGGACCCACCGGGCCTCAAGGTTTACAAGGCGAAACTGGCTCCAAAGGGGCGACAGGGCCAACCGGCCCAACTGGTGCTAACGGCAATACTGGTAACACAGGCCCCACGGGTGCTACCGGCCCTACAGGTGCTGATTCAACCATCGCCGGACCTACGGGACCCACTGGCGCACAAGGTTTGCAAGGCGTACAAGGCATACAAGGCGATGTCGGGCCAACAGGCCCACAAGGAACTCAAGGCGATGTCGGCCCAACAGGTCCTACAGGCGTTCAGGGCGCGGTCGGACCTACGGGTCCCACAGGTTCACAAGGCAATGCCGGACCAACAGGGCCTACCGGAACAACTGGTTTACCCGGGGACAAATATCTCACTACAAGCACGACATCGTTGACGTTTGCAAACGGTACACAAACATTGACCGTTGCTACAGGTCTTGCTTACAGTGAAGCCCAAAACGTCATCATCAGTTGGAACGGTGACACAACAAGCCACATGCACGGCGCGGTCATTTCTTATGACACAGCCACAGGCGTTCTTGTTGTTGATGTAAAGAATCACACTGGTTCAGGCACATACGCAGATTGGACAG